GGGAACCGTATAGCTTAGGTGCAACCCAAACCTCAGTAGGATCGGCTGCAACAGCCTCAGAAAGACCGAAGATGTTGAGCGTACACATCAACACACCTGAATCAGTGTCAATGCTGAACTCGTAGCCGCCTACGGTACAACCAGTGTAACCAAAGACTTCACCGTTACGTACAATGGTGATACTTAGAGTACGAGGTACGGTTGGGCCTGATGCAGCCGTAGATGCTGTACCTGCTGAGCTAGGTGTGAACGTATATGTCCACGGAGTAGCAGCACCCGTCTTAGTGATGATGTGGCGGGATGCGTAGAGGAAGTAGACAATAAGCTCAGGGTCTACTTCCATTTCGATATCGCCCTCTACATGGTAGTAAGAAGGCTTTGCTTCGGTATGGATGCTCTGCTGGCGAATCTGCTCTGAAAGGTACTTCTCTTCCGTATACTCTAGTGATTCGCTAAGTACCGGAACGAAGATAGTCGGGGCAACATACGTACCCATGACGCTCTCAAAGGCAAGCCCAACAGAACCACCACCACCTAGTCCTGGGGTAGTTGCCATTAGCTCTTATCTCCTTCATCTGCGGGTGGTACAGTTACATCATCGAGAATTGGCTGTACGCCAGCAGGCTCAGGGTACTGATCCTCTACCTGCTTAGACGAGAACTTGCCAGTACCACTAACCTTTACGTACTCATTATCGCCAGCCCAATCCTTTACAGACTTACGATGCCTAGAAACGAAAGACTGTTCCTCTTCATCTGTAAGTTCCGTACTTCCCCCATTCTTGACAAGCACACCACCAACATCTAGCTCAGTGCCCTTATCCATGTTAGGGAAGTTGGCCTTAATCGTAACTCCCATTGTTCCTCCTATAGTGGTGCGCGACTTTCGCCAGTCCAAAGAAGTAGTGTTGCTACATTGGCTTGGCCTCTAGCATCTGCGATAGTGCCTGGACGTTCCGATAGGACGTGACCGAAGATAACGCCGCCACCAAGCTTATAATCCTCGTGCAGCTTCTCTCGGATTACACTTGCTAGTTGCATATCCTCCTTTGATCGTGTCCTATGGCTTGCTGTCATCCTTGCGTGGTAAATCTCTAGCTGTACGATGAACTCTAGTTTAAACGTACCTGTGGTGTGGAGCGTTCGCTGGATGGGCACGTTGTACGAAACCACCACAGCAGGATAATGTGGAAGTAGGCGCTCATCGGCGTATCCAACAAACCGGATACCAAGAGTCGCCTTATTCACATTTAGCAGGTTGTAGATGTAGTCTAGAAGTTGCTCCGGTTCAGTAAAGTATGCCATTTATTCGATTGGTGAGAACTGGCCGACATTCCCTAGATTGCCACCGCGCTTGGCATGACGGAAGAACGGCTTACCAAGACTGGAAGTTGCAAACGCTACCTCTCCATCAAACCAAGCATAGAATGCTGCATCCATCTTAAACTGTGCTTCCGGGGTGATACCAATGAACGGTCTAGGTGGTAGGAAGTTCTCTCCGGGTAGCTCCCCAAATGATGCTTCGTCCCTAAGCTCGTAGTCCTTACGAAACCGAATGTTTGCTTCTTTGTTCTCTTCGCCTTGTGTACGTTCTGCGCCAAAGTTGTTCCACATACCCCATTCAGGAATCCCGCTTGTATCAATGAACAGTCCTGCGTTAGTAGGAACGAAAGCCGACCTACTACCAATTGCTGACTTTGTAGCCCCTGTACGTACCATGATGCCGCCTGTGTTGTGAGCTAAAGCATCTGCGACATAGCTCAGTCTCCACTTGGCCCACGGTTCTCCATCGGGGCTTGTTTTTGTAGTGAACCTTTCCTGAATGTCTATTCGTGCTATCTCCCCTGCTACGGTCATTGGTTCGACCATATCCTCTAGCTCACCAGCTAGGAGAATTAGTTGCCGTCGTACTACTGACGGAGTATTAGGCTTTGCCCAATAGTAGTCAATTGAGATACTCGACACACTAGAACTCCATATCCATAGAGAACTTTGGATCAGGGAGTTGAACGTAGTTCGCTTCTGTAAGCCTCATACCAGTGTTGACTTCTTCTGTAACCTCTGGAAGTGTTAGCTCTCCCGTTACGATCATTTCAAGCATCTGCATTGCTTCTAGATACTTCAAACGAGCGTAGTCTGCATCCTCTGGATAGTCCTGCGCTAGCCTGTTGCGATAGAGTAGTGCTGCCGTTAGACGGCCACCAATAGCTCTAATCGTTTCAGGCGTACTATTAGGGCTATTCCAACCTGCAAGAGTAAGGGGAGAGAATGTACCGCTCAGCCTACCTTTGATGATGCGTTCTGTATCTAGCAGTGACTTCGCTAGATCGTTTGGGTAATCGGCCAGTAGAAACTTGTCTACTGGAAGATGTACCTGCACATCATCATTGTGGATGAACGATGCCATTCTCTCCCCGTTCCCTTACTTCTTGTCCGTATCCTTGGTAGCCTCAACTAGTGCTTCTTCACCAGTCGTGGCACCCTGGACCTGTGCTGTAAGTAGTTCCTCCTGGGTAGAAGCCGCTTCTGTAAGCTTCTTCTGTAGGTGGACTACCGGACTATCCGTAGAACCCGGTGCTAGATCCTCCGGGTATGGATAAGGCCGAACAACACCTGCTTCAAGCCAAGCCTCCCACTCTTCATCATTGGAAGCATCTGACTTGCTGATCTTACTACCAGCAGGCTTAGTGTTACGACTGATTACAACACGACGCTCATTACCATTTGCGGCGATGATCGTATCAGTCTTTCCACCATCCGTGAGAGTAGACCAGAGATAATGCTGCTTGTCTGCCATTGCCGATAACCTCCCTTCTACCAGGCACCGGCGCTGAACGCCGTCTTGATGATATAACCTGCCATACCAGACGTAACCTTTGCGTCATAGCGCATCGACTTACGCACTAGGTCTGACTTACGACCTTCCTCACGCCACCTATCGACAGGGCCAATAGTACCGTCCGGGTAACGTACTGCAAACGTCTTACCGAACGTGAGTGTGTTGAGGGTCGGATTAGGCTCAACGTAACCAACGAACACGTCCTTACCCCACAGGGAAGTAATGGACTCGGTTGCGTCGATGTGGTCAGCAGCGTTATACTTACTGTCAACCGTGAGTACCGTACCTTCAAAGCCAATGAGCTTACGCCATGCTTCACTGTCCATTAGCGAGAAGTACGTGAAACGAGCTACTACGTCAGGATGGTTTTCAAGCCACGGAACACCCTCAGTCGGAATGACTAGGAGGTTAGGTGCGCGACCAATAAGGTTCTGCACCTTCTGTACCGCGTTCCGCAGAACAATCAGCGGGTCGCTTGTTGCACCTACGTAGTTATCCCACTGATCGGCAGCAGCAAGAGTAATGCTGTTACCACCGGGATAGTTAGCGACGTTGCGTACCGTGTCAGCTACTAGCTTCTCATGCTTAAGCAGAATACCAGTAGTAACTGCCTCAGTAGCATCCTCCATCGGATCAATTTGTAGAGGGCCACCGAATGCATCGTTAGCAAGACCACCGCTTGAATTGAGGAACTGCTCTTCTTCGTCATAGACGGGAGACTGTAGCGAATGCTCCTGCGTCTTGTACGTGTCCTCACTCCACTTACGACCAGCGATCTCGTTTGCAACCGTACCAGGCTCTCTACGATCAGCGTGCATCAACCAGTGTGAACGGTCGAACACCCTGTATCGTCCAGAGGGTGAAGTTACTTCAACGAACGGCATGATCCGCGAACCGTACAAATTCTGTGGCTGGTAGCCAAGCGAGAAGTTTGTAAGTAGCGGATCACTGTATAGTGTACCGGGATCATACATTTAGCTAATTCACCCCCTCTATTACGGAGCTAGGAAGCCGGGCGTGACAATCTGCACTCTTGCCCGTTCGCCAGCGTTTGCGGTGGACTCTACACACATACCAACTACACGCTCACCAGTAGCAGCGGTCTTACAACGACCATCAGCAGCCATTGCGACCATTGCACCTACAGCGATAGCGGCAGAGCATTCCCATTCAGTTGCGCCCATTACTCTTACCTGGACACCCTTACCTCTCGTAATTTCACCAGCACTCACAGCTACCTGTGCTACGCCTGCAAGAACATCAGTAGCGGCAGTAATAGGAGTGACTACTTCTTCGGCTGAGAACTTAACACCACGGAACTTCGATAGTGCAGCCGCGGCGTTATAGCCCTTGTC